TTTTCAACTAGCTCTGTCTTTCTAGCATCAATGGATCTCTGAACACCATTGTAGTATTCAGGACTGATCAAAACAAGATCATAAGAGAATGTCTTATCTCTAGGTCTTGAAAGGTTTGCTACTTTCGAAACTCTGAATTCATGATTTCTTACAGGTGCATCTGGATCATTGTTTAATTTGTATTGGATTTGTACAAACTCTTCACCCACAATAGGTAACGTCTCAACATAGTTATTATATTCTTGAACACTAACGGTACCATACATCATAGCACGCCTAATGTCTTCAACCAATGTTACTTGTGTGAAGGTATTAAACAGACTGATCTCTTCATTGGTCGCTGTAATCAGTAAAAGTTTTTCTACAACAACCTGCCCGGTAGCAAGTTCGTTAGCCATCTATAAATATTTTCTCTAGTTGTTCTTCAACTTTAGGAAGCAGATTTCTATCAATCAATTTGATATTACGTCTATCTTCATTCAAATCATTTTCAAAGTCATAAGCTGTAATCGTTTTATCATATGCTTGAGCAGCATCAACAATATAATCTTTTTTATTCAGTGTTTTATAGTAATATTTGATTTCTTCTTTTGCAGCTGCAACTGTTCCATACTCTCTTTTAATGTATGCATCAAATTCTTCTTGTGTCAGTGGCCATTCAAATAATGGATCAATGTATTGATTGAATGCTGAAACCAACCAAGCATATTTTGCATCGCCATAATATTTGTGTGCAATTGTATCAGGTCTTTCACCATCTCTAATAACAACAGGATAGAACGCATCAGCAGTATTCAAGACTTCACCAAGAAACGAGAAACGTACTACAAGGTTAGTAGCAACATCTACACTCTTATAGTTGTTAGTAGAATAAATTGACTTAGGAAAATATTTGAAGTAGGACATTAGCTTATTGGATCCTCAACTTGATCATCTTTAACTCTTTGTTTTGCATCACTAACTGCTTTACCAAATGCATTCGGTTTACTCATAACTTTATCAAGTAGATCGTCAGCTTTTTTACCAACTTGTTTATGTCCGTAATCGTTAGCAACAGAGATAGCAACTTCCTGGAATGAAAAGCTGATTGTTACTTCCGCTGGTGCTTGATCAGCAAAGAATACTTGTGTACCCGGTTGACCGTTAACAGTAATACTAACATCCTTACATACAACTCTTTTAAAATTAAATATTCTATCCAATGGTGTTTTGCCAGTACCACCTGCTACGAGACTTGAACCAGATGCACTAAAACTAATTGCAGCTTCGTGCGGATAATCAAGCGTAGTCTTTTTAACAGACAATGCTGGAAGTATATAAGATCTATAATGATCCAACACGTTTTGAAGAACTTCACTCTCTCTACTATTACGAGGTGCCATTGAAACATCAAAACTAAATGTTCTTAATGGTACACCTTTGAATATATTTGAAAGATGAGGATTTGGAATAAATCCAATCGCTTGGCTAATACCTCTTCCAACATCACTACTCAAAGAATTTCTAAAAACATTAGTTCCAAATGAGCCAAGAGCATCTGCAGCTATACTACTAAGAATACCGCTACCTTTATCAAAGTTCCTTAGTCTTGCTTCTATATCCCCTGTAGTCCCAAGCTCTTGAGTATCGTACTCAGATCCTTGAGCAGCAGCAATAGTTTTTGGAAGCGGAAATACAAATGTAGCAACAGGCTTAGCTTTTTGTGCTTCAAAGACACTCTGTCTGCTAAATTTCAGGAAGTCGATTCTAAAACAAAGATCAGGATTGAAGTCTTCTGGCATAATAAAGGTTCTAAGTTTACCTGTAGCTGCATTGTCCAACGATGGTTGTGGATTTTCACCACCTCTTGAAAAACCAGCAAGCGTATCACCAAAAGACTTTTTACCTGTTAGAAAGTCTACTGCATTTGTAGCATGTTTGACTGTGGTCTTCAACTCACCAACTGTTTGGGTAACAATACCATCAGCGTCAAGACCAAGTACCTGACCACCAATCTTTTTGACACCATCAGGTATGTTCTTTGTTACGTTAGATGTAAGCTCAGAAATCTTACCAGTGATACCACCAGTTGCTCCTGCTACTTTATCCTTTGCAGCATCTACAGCACCTTTGGCTTCATCAATCTTAGCCTGTGCTTGATCAGCTAGACTACTAGCAGCTTTGGTAGCATCACCAGCTGTAGACTTAGCTTTCTCGGCAGCGTCTTGTGCATTTTTTAATGTTGTTTTATCGACGTTCTGAACAGCCATTTGAACCCTATAAATAAGTTTATGAAATACCATCAAGGTTACTTCAAACCAAGGAAGCCCGCTAAATATAAGGGGGACCCTACTAATGTTATTTATAGGTCTGGTTTAGAGCTTAGACTTATGAAATTCCTTGATGAGAACGATAATATCCTCAAATGGAGTAGTGAAGAGTTCTTTATCCCTTATCGATCGCCGATCGATGGTAGAGTCCATAGATATTTTCCTGACTTCTGGGTTAGGAAGCAAGGACCTAATGGTGTTATAGAGGATGTATTGATAGAGGTTAAGCCATCATCGCAATGTAAGCCTCCAAGTATATCCAAGAAGAATACACCAAAGGGTAGAGTAAGTAGAAGATATCTGAATGAGGTTAAGACCTGGGGTATCAACTCTGCTAAATGGGAAGCTGCTGAAGCATTCTGTCGAAAGAAAGATTGGAAGTTCGTTATTATGACTGAGAAGGATCTAACACCACATGGTTAGTTACGTATTCGATAAGATTCTAACAAGTGCTAACAGACCTGCGTCTGAAGCAAAGGCTAGAGACTGGTTTAGAGATCAAGCTGAAGATATCAGATCATCACAAGTAACGCCTAGTCGTATAATGGGCGGTAACAAGTCTGCATTAATGTCAAAGGTACTTCCAGGACGTATGTTTATGTTTACATATGATCCAAAATTAAAAGATAAGCTACCATACTATGATACATTTCCTTTGACTATCATTATTGATATATCACCCCAAAGTTTTCTTGGATTGAATTTGCATTATCTTCCTCCTGGACTAAGAGCCAAGATGATGGATGCATTATGGGAAATGACGTCAAATAAAAACTCCATGGATGAGAAGACTAAGATTCAAGCTTCATATGAAACACTAAAAGGTATATCGTCACTCAGACCATACAAAGCATGTATCAAAAGATATTTGTTCTCTAATGTTACATCACAGTTCTTGTTTATTGAGCCTGAGAAGTGGGACATTGCCTTAATGCTTCCTACACAAAGGTTTAAGAAAGCAAGTATAAATACTGTATATAAAGATTCCAGAAGGAAGTCTAGATGAGTATTATATCAAAGATTAACGAGTTCAAAAAGAAAGCTCGAAAGGTAAAAGACGTATCGAGTGCTGTTAACCAAGGTGTTAGTGGTATCCGTGGTCTAATCACCGGTCGTGTTGAGGATGACGCTATCATCCAACGTGGTATTGAGAGCGTCGAAAGAATGAAAGCAAACCTTAATAAAGGTGTTGCAAGACAGAACCGTTATGCTGTATACATTACCCCACCTAGAATGCTTGCAGGTGAAAATACTTCCTATCTTTTGTTTAGAACTCAAGCTACTGAGCTTCCTGGACTAACACTCAATACATTCAATCACCAGCCAATGGGATTTGGTAACCCTAGATCCATGCCCGCTGGTTATAATTTGTATCCTAACCTTGGTGTTGATTTTGTCAGCTCAGCAGATTACAGAGAATGGAAGTTCTTTTCAACATGGTTTGATGGTATCGTTAAGAGACCAACTCAAAAGGCAGAGAATCAAGGTGATACACATATGTTAAACTACTATGATGATTATACATGTCAGATTAGTATTGTGGCATATAATGAATTGGGTGATCCTGTATATGAATGTTATTTTAACGATGCATATCCTGTACAGTTGAACCCTGTCAACCTTAACTGGGCAGCTAATGACGGGTATGTTTCATTCCCAGTTCAGTTTGCTTATAGAAGTTGGTATGACAAAACTATCCGTGATGGATTTGAGAGTAGATTTCCTAACATCCTTACAGGTATTGACTCTCGTATTGGTGCACAAATTGTTGGAGCACTTGAAACAGGCCTTGGAGCTTTTGGTATTGAAGATAAGCTCCCAACAAGCGTTCGTGATGCAGTGAATGTCGTTACGGGCGGAGGTCTTTTGAATTTTAATTAATGAGGTTATATAATGGCTTTGCCAAAAATTGACAGTCCAGTCTTTCATGTGACTGTTCCAGTGATAGACGTAAAACTAACTATGCGTCCATATTTAATGAAAGAAGAAAAGATTCTGTTGTTGGCTCAACAAAGTGAAGATCCAGAACAGATGGCCCTTGCAATGAAACAAGTTATTGGTAATTGTATTGTTACTGGTGAGTTGGATGTTGAAAATGTACCTAATTTTGTTATCGAATACTTACTTCTACAATTAAGAAGACAAAGTGTTGGAAATATAGTTAAGGTTACATATCGTGATAATGAAGATGATAAACTATATGATTTTGAAGTTGATTTGAGCGAAGTTGAACTTAGTATAGATCCTAGTCATACTGATAGTATTGAGCTCACAGAAGATCTTGGATTGTTAATGAAATATCCATCATTGGGTATGCTTGCTAAAATAAGTCTTGATGGTGAGGAAGTTGAAACAACTTATGAGATTATACGGACATCGATTGATAAAGTGTTTACAAGCAATGAAGTAATTGATTTTGATGGCCACAGCCAAGAGGAGCAAGAAGAGTTTCTTGATCAATTTTCTAAAGATCAAATGGAAAAGATTCTACAATTCTTCACAACTATGCCAACTTTGAAACATACACTAAATTATGTTAATGAAAATGGTAATGATAGAACGATTGAATTGAGTGGTGTTAGTGATTTTTTTACTTAATGCTGGGTCATAATTCTGTAACGAATTATTATCATTTGAACTTTAATCTGGCTCAGCACCATGGTTATGATATAGATACTTTAGAGAATATGATGCCATACGAGCATGACATTTATGTGACGTTGCTTTTGCAACACCTAGAGAATGAAAGAGAAAAAAGAAAAAGGGATAAGGCATAATGGCACTTCCGTCCATTAGAGCAGTTGGAGCAGAGACTGGTAAGCGCGCGCTTGGTGTAGCTATGGAACCAGCTAAAGATCTTGCCGGTCAGGTTACTAGTCCTATCACAAAACTAACAGCACCAGTTACTCAGTTGATTAAAGATGCTGTTAAGCGTGATGAAAAAGATGAAAAAATACTTCAACAGGAGACCAAGCAAACCTCGATACTTGAGAAGTTGTTTAAGTTAGAAGAAAAACGAGAAAAGCGACAAAAAAAAGCAGCTGATGCTGCTAAAGCAAGTAATGTATCTAAAGGATTACAAGTTGGCGATAAACTAACTAAGGATGCTGTAAAAACCGATAAAGACGGCAATCCAATTGAAGGGTTACCTGAAGAAGAAGAAGGTGGTCTCCTTTCTACAATTGCGAAAGTACTTGTTGTTGTAACTCTTAAAAAGATTATAACAAAAATATTAGCGGCTGCAGTCTTTCTTGGAACAATAGTATTACCAGCGTTAGAAGGATTCTTTGAATCATCTGTCTTCAAGACAATCAAAGATTTTGTTGTCGATCGATGGCCAGCCGTAAAGGAAGCATTTGTAGAATCTATTGCTATTATTTTAGATTTCTTTGATGATATTACTGGCAACATTAAAACCTTGTTTAAAGAAGTATTCAGTATATTTGATAAAAAAGAAGGTGAAGGGTTTGCTAGTGAAAAGTTACTGAAATCAATAACCAAATTTTCAGTTAATTCCTTAAATGATATTGGACAAACTCTATTAAGTACAGCTGATATGGCACTTGATTTGCTATTAAGTATGTTTGGCATTACAGACCAAGAGACAGTTATAAGAGATGCTCTTAAATCTGCTGATGATTTTACTAATCGAATTATAAATGCAGCAGTCGATCTTACCAAACTTGTATTTGACGAAACAATTGCAGCAATTAAAAATGCTGGTGCATTGGTTGGAACAGCTATAGCAGACACGTTAAGTGGTTTGAAAAATCTTGGTAAAATTATATACGCTGAAATATATGATAGCCTTCCGGGCTTTGCTCAAAATGGTTTAGACGCTATTGGGATGACTCCAGATCGTGATTTTATACCTGATAGTCTTAAAGTAAAAGATGCTGAACCAGTATCTGACTTACCAGATCCAGCTGACGCACCTGGTGCTAGCACATCGGAAGATGAAAATCTCAGAGTACGAGCAAGAGTCAAAGAATTATATAAACAGGTTAATGCTGGTGAAATTAGTAGAGAAGAATACATCGCTGAAATAAATAAATTAAAGCCTGTTGAGCCCGTACCTGCTACACAAGGTGAAGACAAAGCCAACCAAACAAAAAGTATTGAAGAGTTGTCTAATCAAGATAAGACTCCTAATGTCAATATTATTGATCAAAGTGTAAAGACAAGTACAGCTACTTCTGCTACACAAAATATTTCTGGCGCACAAGTTCCAGCACCAGAAGGCGTTTAAAAAAAAGAGGGGGCCGAAGCCCCCTCTCGCCAAATAGACTTTCTTAAACTCAGTCTTCTTCGGCTAGCTTCTTGAAGAAAGCCATATCATCATCATCGTCATCTACTTGAGGAGATTG